ACTGTTTGGCAAAATCAGAGCGCGAAAAGCGGATTTTTGCGTAAGCACGCTTTTTGTCTTCATCCAGATAGGCCCGCTCAACCACACCAAGAACTTTGTCAGGGTTGTGGTTGAAGAGGAACGGAGCGCCGTCATTCAGACGCATGAAGTTAGGTGCCTTGCTGTCATGGCTAAGCACCTCGCTTCCGAAATACCGTGTGACTGGGTACTCAGAGCTGAAAGGAAACTCAAAAGTCCGCTCATCAAGAGAACGAATCTCAGTCGCTTCAGTGCGCTGCATCCGCTCGCCGACAACAGAGCGCTTCTCCTCAGGCTCTTCAGCCCGGATTGGCGCAATTTTCGTCAGCGTGCTGAACTTGTGGCCAGCAAAAATGTCGGTCTCTTCGCCGTCGCGATAAATCGCGATCAGCGCAGCCGGATCTTCTGCCGTGCCAGTGATTTCAAAGGTGCTGCCCGGAACGTCGATCCTGCCATCGCGTTCAATGCGGGTGATCTTGCCCCGTGCTCGACCGCCTGGAGAGTTCCAAGAAACGAAGTCGCCAATTTTGAGGGC